CTCTTATTAAATCTAATCTGTTTCTCTGTGGTTAATAAGAAATTAATATCTTCTAGATATGTCTTTACCATTGCATAAGAAAGAAGTTCAGTAGCACCCCAATAATAAATGTCATTCAAGAATAACTGATACTTCACACTAAACATATTGTTAGTAATAGTATTACTTCCATCAAAATGGAAGATTTTAGTAACTCCTATAACTTCTGGTGGTATTGGAAGATAATTACTATTCTCAGTATAATTGAATTGAGTACTAACTCCAACTGTTGTATCTACTGTAGTAGTGGTTATACCTGCTCCCCCTGTTGCTCTTCCTCTATCTTTATCTTCTTGTGTTATTTCATATTTCCTATAACTTTGATATACACCATCAAAATGCCTTTCTTGAAAGAATTGAACTGCATCATCTATAATATCTTCTATTTGCTCGTCTGCAACATTAATTTCGAGCACAGGAGCACCTAACTGCCTCTTACAGTAATCTATTAATTCTCCACGTGTGCTTGGTTGCGCCATTTATCTACTTTACTAGTATAAGTTTATTTATGAAGGGGCAGAAGATATACCTGCTATAACCAACACATCTCCTGATACTATTCTATAAACTGATGAACCTGAACCAATTAAAACATCATATACATATCTACCTTCTGATAAAGTTCTAGTATCAGTAGAACCAAGTGATAATCTAAACTCTCCACCTTTAGCACTAGTAAATCCAACTTCAAAAGTTCTTAATGCATATGCAGATGAACCTATTGCCACACTCTTAGCAAGTTGAGCAGAACCAGTATATCCAGTGAAATCAAAAGCAGTACCTGATGTGCCAACTACAGTATAGTCAGCATCCAAATCTGCTCCAGTATTAATGGTGAGATTGACACCATAGGCAACACCTGCACTAGGATCAAAAGTAAGAGTGTTTTTAGCCATTAGATAGTGCTCTTAGTAAAGTTTTGATTTCATTAATATCATCTTTTAAAGATTTCAAATCATTCTCCATATTATCTATTCTTTCACTTCCTTGCTTTCTTTTAGCACGGAGAGATAAGTATTGATTATACTCAGATGAATTTGTATTCAAAATAGCATTAGTATTTTCATCACGAATAAGATGTTCATGACCTTTAACTTTTTTCATATTATGCAAGTGCAAGTACTCTTAGATTTTTCACTCTAGGTGGTTGTGCCTGATTAGTACCAGTACCTATCAATTTAATACTAAAGTATTTGAAAGTAGGAAGATCATCAATATTCCATTCATAATCATTCCATACCAAATCTTCAGATAGATATGCTATTTTATCAGTCTTTGGTATAAATTTGCTTGGTAAACCATTATTTTTCGCTGGATCTATAATCTGACCAGTTTGTGTTAGATTAGTATGTCCTGGGAATAATTGGTAAACTAATTCTTCATTTGGATCATTTGAAATAGCATATAATGCTCTAATGTCACTACTTACATTAATATGACCTTCTAAAAGAATTTTAATAGAACTTGATCCTTCTTTCAAAGTAATTGGTTCTGTTGCATAAACAAATGAATTAGGATCTTGCTTTAAGGTATTAACCCTATTATCAGTAATCCAATCATCAACTGGATTGTCAATTCTATTAGAAGTAAGAATAACTCCAATTCTCTCCAAATCTACTATAGGTGAAACAGTTTCATCTGTACCAAATAAATTTAAACTCAAAGTAAATGATTTATTATTAGGAAGAGTTACTAATGATGCTTCTTCATTAATTTTAGAAGCAATTATTCTAGGACTAGACATAAAATTATCACCATATAAATTTATATCTTCAAATCCTTGATCCTGATAAGGAGCTTCAGAACCATCCACACTAGATCCAGTAACAGTTCTAATTGAACCAGTTACATTAGTTCCTGATGGAGTCATATTTTGAACTATAGGAGTTAAAATTTCAAATGGTATATTTTCAGTAGAAAGAACATTAACTCCACCTGCAGATTTTGTTTCCTTAAATTTAAGAACTGGAAGACTAGTTCCTACTGATCTATTCACTCCATTAGTAGAAGTATCTACTTTAATTTTATAGTAATCCATACCTCTAGGATTACTTTCAGTAACATCTGTGAAATCATGATCTGTATTAATTCTTCTCAAAGAAATACCATTTAACTCATACTTACGAAGGAAATCATCAGCACTATGAGATAATGTTTGAGTAGAATCTACTCCTCGAGTAACACCAGTTAAAGTGTTACTAACTACTCCACTATAAGAAAGAATTTCAGTTCCAATCTTAACATAACCTAAGTTAGTAGAACCAACACCAACACCTTCAAATTCAGCAAAATCTGATGCGTCATCTACAATGATAGAACCAGTAGAGGAAGAATCATAATCTGCTGCTAATTGAGTAGGAGCAACATCTGTTTCAACATCAGCAAAGGTTACTTTATTCTGAGTGAAATACATTCCATGATTTTTCTGATTAACTTTAATATGCAATCCATCAGTATCAGTTACAGGAGCTCCTGATAACCAAACATTTCCTCCAGCAGCATAATTAAGAATTGTAGTACCAGCACCTGTAACATATTGAATAGTTTTACCTACTCCAGATGAAAATTCTCCTTGAACATTATCTAGAACCCATTCATTAGTTCCTGTTACTGCAGCTATAGTGAATTTAATATCTCTTCCTAGAGAATTAATTCCAACAGATGTTATTCCAACAACATCACCTATAACATAACCACTACCTCCACTTAATATAGTTGCTGCAGAAGCTACTCCATTACTAATAGTAAGATTAGCAGTTGCGTTTCTACCATGACCTGTAATAGTATTAAGAGAAACATTTTGATAAGTAACAGCACCTGAAGAAGGAGTATATCCTACACCAGCATTTGTAATAGTTAAATTACCACTTGCTGTTCCTGCTGCTCCAACATATCTTCCACTAGCATTAGTTCCATCTTGTTTAATTATATTTCCAAAAGTTACTCCAGTATCAGAAATAGTAGTATTAAATCCTATTCTTATTTTATTGGATGAAATTTCAAAAGGATCTTTAAGTAAAGGTCCAATATCCTCAGTATATGTTAGTAGAGAAGGATTGTGGAAATTAATAGATCCAGTCTCTGAAAGAAACTTTGCTTTATAAAGAGTAAATTTAAGATCTTCATATTGACTTGGATTCCAAGTTTCTCCATTTTGAGATTTAAATAATGATCCCAAAGTAGGCTGTGAACTTACAATTACCCTTTCAGATTCTGGTTTACTTGCAGTTTGAATTTCAGTTTCACCCATTCTAGAAATCCAAGCAGTATATTCATTACTGATTGATAGAAGAACAACTGAATAACTTTGATTAGGAGAAAGATAAACTGGAGCATCAAATGTAACTGTAGTAGCAACACTAGCATCATCAGAGATGTTAACGTCATCAGGATCTAAAATAATCTCTCCGAAAGGAAGTATAAGATTCTGAGGAACTCCAGCCTGCATAGGTCTTAACTGGACACTACATGGTAAAAACTGATCCTTACTTGCGAAGTAAAGGTCTATTTTAGTTACATAAATTCCAGATGTATCTTCTATCCTAAAGGATTGTGCTAAAGGATCTTCTCCTGTAGGACAACCGAACTTATTCTTAGGCCATGATTTGTATTGTGCTGAAGTATATCCAAACCTTTTTGTTTCTCCTCTACCGAATTTTCTATTCGCGTTCATCCTCTTGACAGCATCCATCTTCTTCTGATTCCAACCTTTAGCTTCTACTTTCTTATTAAGAGCTTCTTGTGATCTTTCAAGATACCATACTACCTTTTGATAAGCTTTATGTTCAAATCTTCTACTTCCTGGAGTAATACCAAGCTTAGCCATATCAGATATAACCTGATTCTTCCAGTAGTGGTGTCCACCTCCATCAGGTTTTCTGTTAAACACAGCAATATATGCTCTAGTTACAAAATCCTGTGGTTCTGGTTTTGGTGGAACAGGTATTGGTGGTATTGGTGGTGTTGGTATTGGTGGTGTTGGTATTGGTGGTGGAGGAGAAGGAGGTAATCTATCTACCACAGCAGTAGAAGTAACACTAGTTGTTTGTCCTCTTGCTGTAGATGTTTCTACTCTTGTAAGAACATCAGTATGAATATTTCTTACACTAATAATAGTCCCCTGTGTTGTTTGAATACTTCCAGATGATTCAAAAACAGTAGTAGCATCAGTCTGAACATTTCCAGGAATTTGACTATTAAAGGGACTACTAGTAATTCTAAATACCTTCTTACCAGAATCGAATTTAGGATTAGTTATCTGATTAGGATCAGGAATAAACAAAGATCCCAATAAATTTCCAGAAATATCACTTCTAAGCCTTAAATTAGAAACACTAGCTTGAGCATTAGATGTTTGTCCTACTAATTTAAGACCTTTTTCAACATATCCATAATAAGTATTATCTGATTTGTCAGATAAACTATCTAAATCTACATTAAGAATAGTTGATGTTGAAGAATATAACTCAGGAACATTTACAACTGCAGAAGAAGCTGAATTGTTTACTGGAGGTACATTAGCAGAAGAAGATTGAGTTGGAACAATACTATCAAGTAGAAGACTAGTTCCTTTATAGAGGGGAGTAAACTGATAATATGGGTTAGCTTTATAAACGTGTGTAGGCTCATTAAAAGGTCCTTTCTTATGATTAGATTTGGCTACTTTAAATCTAATTATTTCCTTACCATTACTAGTAGAACCTATAACAGTTTCTCCTACTGCAAAGGTTCCTGTAGTCATTGTAATTTCAAGAAGTTTAGGAATAATATACTTTGCTATATCCTGCCCATCAAAGAATGCATAAAGACCTGTATTTGGTTTTAATTTTTTAGCATCAAATTTAATATTTCTACTTCTTAGATAAGGAACTAACTCAGTATTAAGTACTTTATCACCTTCATTAATAGTTTTAAATGTTTCTCTAACTAATTTTTTAGTTCCTATCCTTTTCTTTGTACCAATACGTTGTTTTGTAGTAGTGGTTCTTCTTACAAGCTCTCTTCCTTCCCATCTAGTATTGGATTTATTATCTACATGTTCATATCCAGTCCAATTAGTTTTCCAAGCACCCCAAACTACTGGACTATATCCAGTTCTCCTATCAAATTCAGCAGCACTTAACTGAGAAGAAGTATTAGTATAAGTAGTAAGTTCTTTCTGTTTAGCAGTAAGTACAACTTCATCTATCCATATATCAGATTCTGGAGTTAAAAATACACTTCCACCATAGTAATTTACAAGATATGGAGTAACATTCTCAACTCTTGTAGCAAAAGGCTGCCTCAACTGAATTACTTCTTCATAATCTAAAGTTAATACATTCCCAGTCTTTCTAATATTATTTGCGCTATTTAAATCTAATTGTAGATCTATTTCTGTAGTATGAGGAGTAGGTCTAAGTTCTGAATTTCTAGGATCAATAGAATTTTTTACAATAGTCTCTTTAATTTGATTATCAGTATTAGAAAAATCATCTACAAAAAATCCTGATTTAAATCTATTCAAACCGTCACTATCAGTAATATTTAAATTTAAAGTATTACTTTCTAATAAAGAAAGTGAAGTATAGAATTCTAAATTTTCAATTCTTTTTTCTAACTTATTAATATCACTCATCTGATATCTCTTATAACTTGCGAGAGTTATACTTGCATCAGTTATACTATAAAGATATGCTGGTAGTTCTATTGATGCTACTTGCAATGCTCCATCAATTGTAGCTGGATATTCTGGATTCTCAGCAGGAGTTCCTTGCATCAATTGGAAAGTTCCATCTTTAGCTAGATAAATTCTATCCAATCTAGGTAAGTAAAACTCATAATCTAATAAAATAGATTTATCAGATGCTAAAATATTCTTAGCTGAATTTCCATCTGCTGTGAAATTTCTACCTAAGAATTCAAATGGAGAACGTGAAGTTCCTGAAAATTCAGAAACTCTAGGTCTAATATCCAAGATATCACTTACCCTAGTATCATTAATTTCAGGTAAATCTCCATAATCAAAGTTCTTATAAGAACTAGGAGTGGTAAGATCCCCAGTATCTGCTGCTGAAAAATATGCTGATTCAAATACAATTTTTAATTGTTTAGTGGGAGGATTAAAATTAGGTTTTCTTATCAATCTAGCAAAATCATATATTGTATTCCTTTGTCCATCATCATAAGTAAATTCTTGAGTAATATTTTCAGAACCTAATATAATAGAAGATGTAGTTGCAGTAATTCCAGATTCTTGGAAAATAATTTCTTCATTAAGCTGGAAATCATAATCATTTAACTTTATGTAATTGATAGTAGAATCATCCACTCTGCTTATATAAATTCCATTACACTTACTAGATTTTCCAGAAAATCTGTCTCCAATTAATAAATCTCCTGTTTTAGCTGTAGAACTATTAATAGCAATTAATGAAAGTTGAGAAAAAACTGGTTCACTAGAATTTTTAGATTCAAGTATTCCATATATCTTAGTAACATCAGGAACATTCAATGAAATTTCTTCATCCTGAACTCTAGTTCCATAAACTGTGCCATAGGTAAGTCCATCATTTAAAGTAGTAGAACCAATACCAGATTGAGAATTTTGAGAATTAGTTATAGTTAAGACATTAATTTTTTGCTTTTCTTTAATCTTTTCTGTTACATTTACTTTACGTATTGTTGCTACTAATTTAGCACTACTATTAGCACCTAATCCATTAATTATTAATTCAGTAGATCCTGTATTAAAATCAAACTTATCAGATGATAAAGCTTCTGTTGTCCCATCAGTCCTTATTAGGATATAATCTTCCTCATCATAAGGCAAAAATGTTTCATGAGGACTTCCAGTGAGAATAGATCCTGTAGTACCATCAGTAATATTAACATCAAACTGTTTTCTAATAGTAATATGAGAATTTGTTAGATCTACTGATTTAACATTATTTTTAGGAAATTCTGTATATAAATTATTATCCTCTGAAGAATGAAAACGTGAAGATAATATCTTAAAATTAGATGGATTAATAGTAGTTAAAGGTAATCCTCCTTCACAAATTCCCCCAACAGTAGTAACACCAGAAATAGTTAAAGAATTTTTAGATACACTTTCAACTCTAGCATAAGAAGAAGTAGTTACTCCACTAATATTAGTATTAGTGTATGATACAATATTTCCTACTGTAGCAATTCCTACAAAGAACTTAGTAGCATCTGTACTAGTAACTGTAGAAATTCCTAGATATGTTCCAGAAGTAGTAGCTGCACTAACACTAACTTCTCCAAAATTTGTTAATACATTCTGTTTTACATCAGCATTAAATGTGCTAGCTGTACTTACAGTTCCATGAATGGATTTAATATCACTGCTAGTATATGAAGTAGATCCTACTGAAATATTACCATTTTCTATTCCATTAAAAATAAATTGCTCTCCTACAATAAAGGTTCCTTTAGTATTATAAGCAGTTACAGCAGTACCAGAACTTACATCATATCTTAAATATCCTGTAGCTCCACTAGACTTTCCTTTAATATGAGTAGGAACACTTAAAGTAGCAGCTGTATTTAAAGTTATATTTGTATAGGTTTGAATATCATATAAAGCAATATCCCATTCATTTTCGTTTGGTGTTGAGGTATTATAAGATCCAGATTCTAAAGCAAAATCATATACACGTGCTAATCCTATTTCTTTACCAGCAGCAGTGGTTGTTGCAGCACCAATTCTAGAATCTCTTAAACTTACTGTATAATTAGTCCCTATTCCTATAGTAGGAGAACCAGATACTCTATTTAACGTAAATGTAGGTCCACTAACATAATTAAGACTTTGATTTTCTAATAATTTAACTGTTCTTGGTTTTGGAAAATCTAGAAATGCAGGAACTACAGTTTCTACTTCATATCCTTCAACAAAAGCTTTTCCTGGAGATATTTTATAAGTTCCTAAATCTTCGCTAGGAGTTTGATTATTATAAGTTGTTTGATCTGAATTAAAAATTCCATCATTTCCCTCATAATCATTTAAAGTATTTCTAGGAGTAATAGAATATGGTCTAACATAATAATTTCCAGATTCATCAAAAGTTCTTCTTGCAAATTCCTCTTCTATTTTATTATAATCAGTTTTTTTAGTAACATGAGCTAATACTCCATCAATAATCACCATCAATTCTATAAAATTTGATGTTTTACTATTATCGTATGGTAAAGCTGTTAAATTTACTTGAATAGATAATCTATCTGCACCAGGAGCAGTATAATTACTAAATCCAGCAGCATTATCACTTAAAGATGGATCTATATTAGAATTAATAATTGATTCATCAATTTGTAATCCTACTCTAACATTAATATCATCAATTCCATAAGGATCTAAAATAATAGTTTGCTCTTCTACTTCTAGAAAATATCCTCTTATATAATATACACCAGCAGATAGAGTAGCTGATGCTCCTGTAAATGTAGCATCTTCACTAACTACTTGAGCTACAGTTTCTCCTGGTTGAAAAGTTAATGCTGTTTCACCATCTGGACCTAAAGTTTCAAATACATCTTGATCTAATAATAAACTTTCTCCTTCCACAAATTCAGTATTATCTTCCCCTCCAGTATTTAAATATTGAACGTATAAAATATACCAATCAGCACCAAGTTGAGATTGTCCACTAACTTGTTTTATTTTAGCTTTTACTCCAGATTCACTACCAATTACTACCACACTATCGTCAATAGTAAAATCGTAAATATAAGAATTTACATCTATTCCTTCATTAAATTTTTCAATTCTAACTGACTGGCATCCTGGATTATATACAACACCACCTCCTGTCACAGAAGCTCCATCTTTAAAAATATGTTCTCCAAATTTCTCAATTTGATTTTGAAGAATTGACTGAATTCCAGTTAATTCACGTGCCTGTACTGGCAACCCTGGTTTAAATAATATTTTGCAATAATTATCCTCTGAATTAAAATCGTCAAAATAAGGAGCGACGTTTAAATTGGTTTCCTGTGGCATGATTCTTTAGAATTGCAAAATGACTTTAATATCTTCTCTTTGGTTAGCAGACCTAGTAATAGAAGGTCTGTTATCAACATAGATTATATTTCCAGAGTATTTTTTAACTTCGGGATTGGAAATTCCGTCAATGAAACTCTGACCAAGGTAATATGTTCTATTATTTATTACAGTACTTATACCAGGACTACCTGCTGTTCCAAAATTGGTATCTATACCCAAAGTACCTTCATTACTAGCAATACTAACAGAACCTCCAGTATCTGGTGTTGCTGTAAATGCATGTAAAGAATACCCATAAGTAGGATCAGTTTTTAAAGATCCATCTGTATTAAATCCAACAAGACTCTTATCTTGCCAATACTTTAAAACACCAGTTGTTTGATCATAAGAAACAACTCTACCTACTGCTGTAGATCCTACACCAACAGTTTGAGTTACTTGCCCATCTAAATTAAAAGTAGCAGTAGTATATCCTGCTCCAATTAATTTTAAAGCAGAAAGAGCACTAGCTTTAGTAAGACTTAAATTTGCAGTTGAATCATAAGCTTGAGGATTCTCTACTATTCCAATTCTAGCAATTTGATTTCCTGTTATAAAATCTGGATTTTCAGTATCATTTTCAATTCTAGAATAAATTAAAACGTTTTGAGCTCCCAATTCCCTATAAATATCTGCTCCATGCCCTCCTTCAGGCGGAATAATAACATTAAAGACTGGAGCAGTAGATCCAGTAGGAACTCCACCAGAAACTAAATCTAAAGTTCCGTAAGTATATCCAGATCCACCTTTTGCAATATTAACAGATTCTACTTTAGAATCATTATTAATAACTATAGTAGCTTCAGCTCCAGAACCATCTCCAGCAACAGGAACCCCAGTATAAGTTCTATTAGCAGTTCCTATACCAGCTCCTCTATTAACAATAGTAGCAATTTTCAATTGCCCACTATCAGCAGCATTATCTCTTACAGCAGCATTAGCAGTCCCTGTTTCCCAATCTTCAGGAACAGGCATAAAGTTAGTTGAATCAAATTTTGCAATATCGCTAGGTTTAATAGTATATAAGTATTTCCATATATAACCATCTCCACTATCACCAGCAGCCTTAGGTTCAAGATCTGTAAAAGTTGGTTGATCTAGTGAAGGTCTACCTGTAGTATTTTCTGGGTCTGTTCCATTTTGAAGACAAATATAAACTTTATAATCTTCATTTACTACAAAATACTTTGAGTCATATAAATTAGTTGCTCCAGATGGTTTTGCTGTATTAGTTCTACTAATATCCCCACGATACATATCATAAGTTATACCAGATGTCCAAGTATTTTTATTTACTACTCTACTAACATCAGAAGAAGTAATCTTCTTTAATGCAATCATAGTATCCCAATAATCATTCTCCTGATCAAAGCAATCCTTAGGGGCAAGAGGATTACTTTCCCAAGTAGAAGAATAATTAGTAGCATTAGGTAAACCAACAAAAGAATAATATGAATTTACTGAAGAAGTTGCAGCAGAAACAAAATTCTTAGCATTCAGTATTCTTAGTTGATCAGTTATAATAGCTGACATTTTTACGATTTTTTAGTTATT